GTCCAGAATTGTTTGTGCCTTCTTCTGCTGGTACCATAATTCCTAATAATCAAATAGGTGGTGGCGTTACTAATAATATTGTTGTTAATGTAGATGCATCAGGTTCTAATGTGGAAGGAAACGAACAGCAAAGCAGAGAGCTTGGTCTTGTTCTTTCTACGGCAATACAAGCACAACTAATTCAAGAAAAAAGACCCGGAGGTTTACTTGCATAATGGCTACATTCCCATCATTCACACCTACTTATAATGGCTATAGTAAAAAATCAGCACCAGTAAAAAGACTTGTAAGATTTGGAGATGGTTATGAACACAGAGTTCTGTTTGGGTTAGCTAGTCATCAGAACCCAAAGACATTTACTGTACAATTTAATGAATCAGAACAAGATGCAGATGTTATTGAAGCATTTTTAGATAGTAGAGCAAATGATCAAGCAAGTTTTACTTTTACACCAACTGGGGAAGGAATATCAAAAACAGGTACTTACAGTCAATCTGGTACTACTGTGACAATCACTGTTACTAAGCATGGTGTGGCTATTGGTGAAACTGTAACTCTTGACTATACATCTGGTTCTGCCACAGATGGTACATTTATTGTTGCTTCATCTGCTTCTGTTGATACCTTCACTGTAACTGCTGCAGCAAGTGCAACTAATAGTGGAAATGTAACTGTAACTGTATCTGGTGCAAAGCAATATGTCTGCGAAAACTGGACAAAAACTATTCCATATAACAATAGAGCAATTTTAAGTTGTACATTTCGAGAGGTATTTGAACCATGAGTAGTAGTGTTATTAGTGATATTCAATCAATAAATCCTTCTTCAATTATTGAATTATTTACTCTTACAACAACTACTGCTTTACATGGCTCTGCAACAACATATAGGTTTCATGCAGGTTCAAGTTTAAATTCTAATGGCGAAATTGTATGGGCTGGTAATACTTATCAAAGATTTCCTGTACAAGTAGAAGGTTTTGCATATCAAAAAGGTCAACTACCAAGACCAACTTTAACTGTAAGTAATGTTCTTGGAACTATTACATCAATACTTATTACTGTTAACCAAACAACAACTGGAAATGATTTGACAGGTGCGACTGTGACAAGAATAAGAACATTAGCTAAATTTATTGATGCGGTTAACTTTGTTGGAGGCGTTAATCCATATGGCACACCAGACCCTAATGCTGAATTTCCTCAAGAAATTTATACAATAGATAGAAAATCTCAGGAAACAAGAGAAGTTGTAAGTTTTGAGCTTGCTGCACCTATTGACTTGGCTGGTGTTCGAAGCCCTAAAAGACAATGCACAAGAGCAGAGTTTCCTAGTATTGGTCGTATAAAAATATGAGTTGGAAACAAGATGCTTTGGTTCATGCAAAAGAGCAAGATCCAAAAGAGTCTTGTGGTTTGTTAATAGAAATAAAAGGAAAAGAAAAATATTTACCTTGTAAAAATTTATCAACATACCAACAACAATGTTTTATTATTGACCCAGATGATTTTGTAAAAGCAGAAGAAACTGGAAATATTTTAGCTGTTGTACATAGCCACCCTGTTACACCTCCTGTTGCTAGTCAGGCAGATAAAATAAGTTGTGAAAATTCAGAACTGCCTTGGCATATAGTTAATCCAAAAACAGAACAGTGGGGTTATTATGAGCCAAGTGGATATAAACCACCTTTAATTGGTAGGCATTGGGTTTGGGGTATAACTGATTGTTGGGCTTTAGTAAGAGATTGGTATAAAGATGAAAAAAAAATAACTTTGCGTGATTGGGATAGACCAACAACACCTGAAGAATTTATTGCAGATCCAATGTTTGAAAGATGTGCATGGCGAACTGGGTTTAGACAATTAAGACCAGAAGAAAAATTACAAAATGGTGATCTTTTATTTATGTCTATAATGGCTACAGGTTTAAACCATGTGGCAATTTTTTTAGATGGTGATGTTTTACATCATTTAGCAGATAGAATAAGTTGTAAGGAACCATACAATGAATGGTTGTTAAAATGTACTGGCATGAGGTTACGCTATGCTCCGTAAAGTAAAATTATATGGCGATCTTGCTAAAGTAACAGGTCATAAAGAATTTGAAGTCGCAGTAAATACAACAGCACAAGCTGTAAGTTTTTTAATAAATAACTTTCCGCAATTAGAAAGTTATATGTCTAATAAATATTATCAAGTGTTATTAGAAAAAGAAGATATTGGAATTGATGAATTACATTTTCCTGTAGGTCAATCTGATATAAAGTTTGTTCCTGTAATATCTGGTGCTGGTGGTAATTTAGGAAAAATTTTATTAGGTGGTGCTTTAATTGCTATGAGTTTTGGTGTCGGTGGTTTATTTACAAATCCTTTAACTATTGGTGGTAAAGGATTTTTTGGTTTTGCTGCAGCAGGGACTGGTGCAAAAGCAGCTTTTGGTATTGGTGCTGCATTGGTTTTAAGTGGTGTAAGTGGAATGTTGTTCCCCACACCAAAGTTACCAGAATTTAGTTCAGAGCAAGACCCAAGGCTATCATTTAGTTTTAGTGGAACACAACAAACATCTAGGGCTGGAACACCTGTACCTATTGTTTATGGCGAGATTGTAACTGGTTCTGTAGTTATAAGTGGTGGTATAGATACAGAACAGGTACAAGCATGACAGATAAACGTAGAATTATTCGTGGTTCTGGTGGTGGTGGTGGTAGTCCTCCACCTCCTCCGCAGCCGACAAGAACACCTGATACATTACACAGTAAGCAGTTTGCAACTTTTCTTGATTTAATAAGTGAAGGTGAGATAGAAGGGAGTGCATCTGCATCAAAAGAAGGGATTACAGATAAAACATCTACAGCATACAAAAATGCCTATCTCAAAGATGTATTTTTAAACGATACGCCTATACTTAAAGCAACAGCATCATCATCAAGCCCAGATACAACTGATTTTAATTTTCAAGATGTTACTTTTAATTCAAGATTTGGTACTGCAGACCAAACAAAAATTGCTGGTATAGAAAGTAGCCAATCTACAACACCAGTTAATGTAACTGTTACAGCATCAACCCCAGTTACAAGACAGATTACGAATACAAATGTAGATAGAATTAAAGTTACAATTACATTTCCACAAATACAAATAGCTACTAATGACGGAGACTTATTAGGAGATACAGTTCAATTAAAAATTTCTGTTCAATATAATTCTGGTGGCTACACTGATATAGTTACTCATGTTGTTACTGGTAGAACTGCTGACCCATATCAAATAGACTTTTCTATTGAAGTAACAGGTGCATTTCCTGTAGATATAAGAGTTACAAGAATAACGGCAGACAGTACAAGTAGTAGTACTGTAAATTCTTTTCAATGGACAAGTTTTACAGAAATAATAGATGATGCCTCTACTTATGCAAACTCTGCTTACAATGCAATACGACTAGATTCACAACAATTTAGTTCAATACCCTCAAGAAAATTTAGAATCAGAGGGATAAAAGTAAGGATTCCGGGGGCTGGTGCTAACAGTTCTGGTACCCCTATTGTAAATACTATAACTGGTCGAATTGTTTATCCTGACGGTTATATTTTTAATGGGGTGATGGGTGCTGCGGTATGGACTTCTTGCCCTGCCATGATTTTATTAGACCTTTTAACTAATACACGATATGGCTTTGGTGATCATATAACAGACAGTAATCTTGACTTATTTTCTTTTGTTACCGCTAGTAAATATTCAAACACATTAGTAGATGATGGTTTTGGCAGTTTTGAAGCTAGATTTAGTTGCAATGTAAATATTCAATCATCAAGTGAAGCTTTTGATTTGATAAATGAACTATCAGGTGTAATGAGATGTATGCCGATTTGGTCTGCTGGAACAATTACCATCACTCAAGATTCTCCTAAAGATGCTAGTTATCTATTTAATTTAAGCAATGTTACTTCTGAAGGTTTCACTTATTCTGGCAGTAGTTTAAAACAAAGACATACTGCTGTAGCTGTCTCATATTTTAATATGGACAGCCAAGAAATAGACTATGAAGTTGTTGAAGACAGTACTGCACAAAGTAAGTTTGGAATAATAACAAAACAAGTAAAAGGTTTTGGTTGTACATCAAGGGGTCAGGCTGCAAGATTAGGTAGGGCTATATTATTTGCAGAACAAAACGAATCAGAATTAGTAAGCTTTTCTACCTCTATAGATGCTGGTGCTGTTGTAAGACCGGGTGCAATAATAGATATAAATGACCCTGTTCGTGCTGGTGTAAGAAGAGGTGGAAGGCTTGCCGGTGTTACTTCTACAACTGTTGTTACTGTTGATGATACAAATGCAACAGACTTTGCTGTAGATGCCTCTGGAAATCCTGTTGGTGATGCAAAGTTGAGTTTAGTTTTACCAGATGGAACTGTCGAAATTAAAGACATAAGCAGTATTTCTAGTGCAACAATAACTGTATCAGAGGCTTTTTCACAGACACCAAATGTTAATACAATTTGGATTATTTCAAACGTAACTATAGAATCACAAAAATTTAGAGTAATTACTGTTGAAGAACAAGATGGTATTAATTATTCAATAACAGCACTTTCATATGTTGAAGGTAAATATGCTTTTATAGAAGATGGTACGGCATTACCAGCAAGAAATGTAAGTATTTTAAATGAGTTAAAAGAACCACCTGTAGGTCTATCAGCACAAGAAACTATAGTGCCAATTAATAATCAAGCAGTATCAAAAATATTTATAAGTTGGCAACCAATAGTTGGTGTTATTGAATATCAAATTAATTACAGATATCAAAATGGAAATTATACTTCTGAAAAAGTTTCAAGACCTGATTTTGTTATTTTTAATAGTCAACTCGGAACATATGAAATACAAGTATTTAGTTATAATGTACAAGGTCAACTCTCTGCTACATCTACAGACCTTACTTTTGAAGCTGTTGGTAAAACAGCAGTACCACAAGATGTTACTAATTTAAGAATAGAACCTATATCAGATCAATTTGTAAGATTACGTTTTGATAAAGCTACAGATGTAGATGTAGTTCATGGTGGAAACGTAGTTGTAAGAGCATCTAACCTTGCAGATGGAACATCAACTTTTACTAACTCTGTTGATGTAATTCCAGCTTTGCCGGGCAATGTTAGTGAATCAATAGTTCCAAATATAGTAACAGGAGAATATATTCTAAAATTTCGTGATGATGGTGGCAGATTAAGCTCTGGGGAAACTTCAGTTATAGTAAATAGTCCTGACCCATTTCCAAAATTAACTGTTTTAGAAGATAGGGAAGATACTGATGCAACACCTTTTGCTGGTGCAAAAGTTGATTGTTTCTTTTCTGATGATGTAAACGGCCTTGTTCTTGGTTCGTTAGATGAACTAGATGGTGTTGCAGATTTTGATGCTATTGCTGATTTTGATTTTTTAGGTGCTGTTGATATAACTGGTGGCTCTTATGAATTTGCGAATACTCTTGATTTAGGTGGCAAACAACCCTTAAGACTTAGAAGGCATTTTGTAACGCAGGGTTTCTATCCTAATGATCTGATTGATAAAAGATCAGCAAACATAGATACATGGTCAGATTTTGATGGTGCCACTGCATTTGATGTAGGTGCATCATTATTAGTTGCAACAACTGACCTTGATCCTGACTTGTCAACCTCTGCAACATACGGACAAAGCGGAACAACTATTACAATTACAAAGAGTTCTCATGGATATTCTGTCGGTGATTTTGTAGTTATAGACTTTACTGCTGGATCTGCTACAGATGGAAATTATGAAATAATTACTGTACCTAGCACAAGTACATTTACAGTTACTTCAGCAACAAGTGCAACCATATCAAGCGGTACTTCTTGTACATATGGAGCAAACTTTTCAAGATTTAACCCTTTTGTTAATGGAACTTATGTTGGTCGAGGATTTAAATTTAGATGCGAAATGGATAGTGATGACCCTGCACAATCAATTGAAATTGATCAATTAGGTTATACGGCAGAATTAGAAAGCAGAACAGAAACAAGTCTTGGTAATGCAGGGGCTACAGGTGGTGGGATTATTTCGTCAGGAACTTCTCAAAAAGCTGTGACATTTACTAATACATTTTTCACAGGATCTACAGGAACAGGTGTTGCAGACAACACTGTTCTGCCCTCTGTTGCTATTACAATTGAAAATGCACAATCAGGAGACTTTTTTGCTCTGTCATCAATTACTGGAAGTGGATTTAATATAGATGTAAAGAATGGATCTAGTTTTGTAAATAGAGAATTTAAATATACTGCTACAGGTTTCGGACGAGGTAGTTAAAAAATGTCTATTAAGATATACTTAAAAGAAAAAGTGGGTTAAGTAATGGCTACACATGATTATGTAATAGATAACTCTACAGGAGCTAACGTCAGGACGGATTTAAATAATGTATTACAGGCGGTATTAACAAATAATAGTTCTGGTTCTGCTCCTAGTACGACAGCAGCTTATATGTTGTGGGCTGATA